AGAGGAGCATATTCTGCCTTTAACGCTTTAGGTAATTTGCCCTGTGAGACAAGATTATTGATATATTTGATAAGTGATTTTGGTTCCATATTCAGTTCTCGAGCAGCTTGCATAGCAAGAGCAGAAGGCGTCATTCTTCTAGCACGATCTTTAGCCATCAATGATGCATATTTTTTCATTGCAGACCTATATTGTTTAGGGTGTATTAAACTATCTATCTTGTCAATAAGTTTACCGATAGGACTATTGTGGGGAATAATGTCAGAAAGGGCATCTGTAAGTTCAACTTCCTCTTGGAACCTTAGAATCATTTTCTTTAATTCACCCTTTCTGGGATCAAATATAGAATCTCCAAGCTGGTTGCCATCCTTATCTACTTCAAACCCATACCAATCTCTACGATCTTTATAGATGATATAGTGCTTCTTACCAATCTTTTCAGAGTCATCTGGATATCCAGCATCACGTTTCTCACGCAATCGTGGTTCTCTACGATTCTTCGATGGGTCTTCATTTCGTAGGTTCTTCGGGTCATTGTTCAGTGGATTGTTGTCTCTATGTCCAACGTCCATACCCTTTACTACCTTGTCACCCATTGCCCTACGAGCTTTGTTCCTAGAGGATCGTCTTTCTATCTGTTCTGGTTTACCTTGATAGTTTGCGTATTCTTTTTTGTAGTTGCGTTCAGCAATATCGTGCAACCATGACTTATGTACCTTACCATCTTCGGTCATGTAAGATATATAATTAGTCCCTTTGCGAACAACCTCAGCTGTACCATGTTCTGTTTCTATCGACTCACCGATATTCCACATCTTTCCTGTAAGATAGGCGTCTCGTAATTCTTCGTAGGAGTCCATTTCTCCCATATCACGTTCTTCACGAATACCCATGTGTTTGCGAACATCATCAAATAGTTTTCTTACCTCGGTAAAACCAGCTGGAACACCCATTCTAAATGCTTCGAACTCATTTTCTGTGGCTGCTTTTCGCATTTTTGATGCAGACATTCCAGTGACACCTTCAGCATCTGGATCACGTTCTCCCGCCGACACAACTTTCACTGAATCAAAGTCATACAGGATGTTGCCCTTCTTGTCAGGCTGACCGTTGTATCGTGTTAACAGTTCTGTAAATTCTGGCACCCTATCAGAGCCGGCCACCATAATTATATTCTTGAACCCCTCTTTGTATAGGTTCTCTGCAATCATAATTGCGGTCTTAGCACTCTTATCTGCCTTGATGTTCCTTGCATACTTCTTGAACATCTTTCGCATATATGCAACCTTGAGCGAATGAGGAAGGGGGTCTTTTTTTGGATTTTGTGAAAACGAGGGATACACCCTAAACTCATTAGAACCAGCAGCTCTCTTGCAGGCTTCTATAAGCTTTTCGTGGCCCGTTGTGGGCGGATTGAATCTGCCGAAAGTGAATACAATTGTATCTTTGGCTTCTGTAAGCTGTCTAAATGTCTTCATCGATCCCATGCCTTTATAGCAGTAAAGTTATTAAACGAGAACTCCATTCGGTCTACAAGTTTAACTGCTCCGCCACTCACTCTATCTATTGCAACATAACCTTCGGGATTAGTCACCTTGAATCCATTTTTAGTACGAACAAACGTATCTGTCAATCCCTTTATACTATTTAGTTTATTAACAATCTGCGCTTTTGCATCTACGAGTAAATTCTGGAACGTGATAACATATTCTAAAACCCTCACATACTTCTTAAACTCTCGTACCATTTCTTTCTGTATGTTTTGATATTTCTCTTTTCCCTTGGGACTTTTAGCCTTGTCAATCTGTTTTTGGAAATGTTGTTCTACCCATGCTGTATATCCCATAGCATGTTGTCTAGGATTTTTGATAACCTCACCCTGTCGAACTTTACTATTATTATATGTCTTTAAGGAAGCACCAGCAGCAGCGCCAGTCAAACTCTCCTGTAGTGCAAGAAACTTAGTTAATTGGCTCGAATTAATTCTTTGGAATGTCTTTCCTGTTTTACTAAGGATTTCGGTGATTGCGTCTGTTTCCCCTTGTGTGAATGTTGCATTACCAGCCGTATCTTTGTATGTGGCATCGTCCATCCATACAGTAGTGGGTTTCGACAAAGAACTAATATTTGCACCGAATGATGCTGTCATTCCTTGTAGAGTATCACCTGTATATGTGGTGTGCCATACAATCCCCATTTTAGCCTTGTTTATTTTTTTGCCCAGATCACTATCAACAGGCACAGCATAGACAATAGTGTTAGGCTGAAATGTAAGATACTTAACTCCATCAATGGTTTCGTTCTCAATGTCATCCGTAAACATAAGATCGCCTTGTAGTACTCCCGTAATACCCAGTTTTGACAACTCTGCCAGTGCCACTTTAAATTTTGCATTTAATGTCCCCGATAAATCAGCATCTATCTCTGCATTTGTTTTGTATAGTTTAGGACTTACATTGAATACTGATTTCTTTGCAACAAAGAAGTCACCTGTCTCTGGTTCTATTCCAGCAAAGATTGCCGGGGCCCCGTCCCACTTAACTGTCATGTTTACACTGGATCGACTTGATCCTGCCAACATATCTCTCAGGGAGCGCAAAAAGTTAATTGCAGCTCGACCACCATCAACACCATAGTTGAGTATTTCATCTTCTAGATGTTCTAAGTGAAGGTTCTTACCACCCTTGTCTTCTGTGAGCATCTCGTTAAAACTGATCATATTATGACCTACCCGTAGCTGCAAATGTAACACCTAGAATATATTGTTCCATTGCATTTCCACCTATGAATTGTATGTCCAAATCTGGGTACTTATTAGATACACGTTCTCCCCATCCCTCTACATATTCTGATGGTAATACAAACTCAATTGCATTAGAATCTTCAATTATATACAATTTTTTAATTGTAAACTGGTCTACTACAATCTCATCCCACTCATCATTAGTAGAACGACTTCCTATATAACTAGTTAATATTTTTTGTACTTGTTTAGAATTTCTTTTGTATATTCTTTCTATTCCATCCAAATAGTCTTTGATAATACTTTGCATAACTTTACCAGCAGACTTATTTTTAACCTTATCTTCTACGTATGCGGCTCTTATGGCCATCCATTTTTCCCAATCACCAGCAACCTTTGATGGTTTACCAAATGCACCAGCATATTTCTTAATGAGTGCTTTCAAAAGAACAATTAATTGTTTCTCTATTTGATCAACATCTCGATCCCCCCAAGAACCTCTAAACCAATTAAAACTTATCATCCTTCTACCAGAAGTTTCTGGAATTGACATAATATCTTCTCTCGCAGAAGCAAGAACATTTCCCTCTATCTCAACAACAAGACCACTACCACCTTCTACTCCTGCTCTGATTCGATTAGCGTTCATATTTGCAAAAGTAGATATAGATTTATTTGAATTTTGTATCTTAATTAATTGGTCTATTTGTTCCTCAAGACCTGTTACGTGAAAAACTGTAGCCTTGACCATATCTGGCATTACTCTTTTGAATAAACCACTAGACATAGGCATCCACATATTATCAGCTGCAGATTTTATCTTTCCTATATCGGGAGTATCAAAAATAATTTCTGACATACTTTTTTGGTGAGTAGGCTCCCAATCCATTTCTTCTATTAATTGTGAGAATGTTTTCATTATACATCACTCTTTAATAAGTCTTTAAATTTATTCGTAAATACTGCAAAAAATTGTGGTTGAGCAGTAAATGAACCTTTATATCTTAGTTCTATTTTTATTATATCCATTCCACCTACTTTTACAACATAAAAAAGTTTAGCAGCAGTAGCACCAACATCAAACGCTTGAACTTTTCTGTTATTAAACTCAATTGATAAATTTCTTTCAGACCACCCCAACTTGTCCATTTTTTCAACAACAGTTTCTACATCATATACATCAGCCTCATCTATTACCGCACCGATATTAGGCCCGTACCTACCATTACCAGTTACTAATGAAAACATAAAATTGTTTTTTGCCAAATCATTCAAATCCATTTTCAACACAAGATTTATCAAACTCTCTGCAATCAATTTCTCATTTGATTTAATAATGTCAGACATATCTTTGAAATGAGAGGATGTAGATTTAAGAGATTTGTTTACATAGTCATTTCCTAATTTTGATTTTGTACCAGTTTTACCACCACCTAAAAATGTTTTCCAGTTTTTTGAATTAACAGGTCTTTTAGTTAAAATCTTTTCGTCCATCGCCTTTTTTATAACGGAAATATAAAATTGTTCTTTCTTAACTAATAGTTCTTCTTTGACAGGAACAAGTTCAGGCCCATTTAGAATAGTATCAAATGCTTTGTTAAGAATAGTTGGGTCTTCTGCTGTTTTTGATTGTTTCTTTTTAAGTGATACACCAAAATATGTATTACCTTTTTTCAGTATGATATCAGAAGAGTTAAAATCTTTCATACCATAAGAATCTCTTTTGAATTTTTCTACTTCAGCAGGCCACTTAACACCTGTCATGAATACTTTATCAGCAGTTCCTCCCAACATTTTTTTCATTGCGTTTGCAGCAGAAATAGCTTGACAAGCATTAGTATATGCTTTATCGAACAAATCTATTTGTCCTTGAGTGTGTCCTTGACTCTTACCTATACTCTTTTTTGCAGTATCAATTAAAACATCAAGTTCTTCGATATTGGTAGGGTCTTTAGTATTCAAACAAGCAAAAATACCAGCCAAAAGTTCATTAGGATCATCCCGAACTTGACCCTTAGCACCAGAGGGTTTTAGTTGAACATATATAGATCGTGCAACAGATGTGTGACGAAAGTGGTAGTCTTTTTCGGCCCTTGCGCTTGATATATTAATATTCTCAAATTTTTCTTCTGCATCAATTATTTCTTTTGCAAGAGCAGCAAATTTTATGCGGTCTTTATCATTAACAACTTGTGTTATGGTAATTCTATTTTTATTAGAACCCTTTAGTTGTGTCTGAGCGTCTATCGAAGCAACCTTAGTGTCCATTAACTCAGCGAGTTCAATAGCACGTTGAATTTCAGCCTCAGGAGTCATTTCTTCAGAAATGTACATCTGCACTTTATCAAGCGGGGTTTGCAACTTAGCTCTAGGCTTAAGTTGTTCGACAAACTGTTTCATTCACTGCCTCCATTTGTTATAAGTATTTATAAAACATTAGGCACCAACCGTCAACCCCCTTTCATTTCTTTTTCGTTGGCATTATGTATCTCGTACAGGTCTTTTTTCAGCTGAACGTCTTCGATTCTCTCTATAGCCAGTTCTCTACTTGTATCTGATAACGCACACCAAGCATGTACAACCTCTTCGGATTGTTCACCTATTTGTTTTTTGAGTTCTTCTCTGGTTATCAACCCGTAACCAAAGTTCCCACTCATCTCTTCACCGTAGATACTGTGGTATAAACCAGCAACCTGTAGATACTCTGGAGCATCTTGTTTTTTTAAAATTTCAGCGACACCAACCAAGTGTTGTACTATCCTTGGCCATCCCGAAAACTTTTCTGCTATAAAAGGTAATTTATGATCGTACATAGTTCAAATACGTCATTACAAAATACTTGGCAAAACCATTTGTGGGTGGATTCCCTCTATGCATATACTGCCAGAGAGGTGGAAATATAATCAGTTTACCTTTTTCTGGTTTTATCTTATCACCAAAAACAGGAAACTCTGTCTCTCCACCATCGAAATCATCGTTCAAGTACACCATGAGGATAAGAAACCGTTTGGCTCCTTCTCTGGTGAGTACATCAACATGATCTCCAAACTGCTCGTCTGTGTCACACAGAAATCTTTTCATTCGCAGTTCTTCCCAGCCGTATTTGTTTGGCCATTGTGCCTTATGTAATTTAACGTCCTCTTTGTATCTATCTATAACCCTAGTAAGTTTACCCATCGCCAACGTGTTGAGGTGATCAAACCTATCGAACCCCATAGGATTCATTCTCTGACAATTACAGTTACCACAAATCTGGTGGCCGTCAGGCCTAACAGGGCCAGTGCAAATACTAGTCTTATTTACCTCTTCAGCATCTTTCTCTAATGTTTCTTCGAACATCTGTACATACGCATCACAGAGTTCATCATCTAGAAAATTAGGATATGTTTTGGTATACCAATTTAGAGCTTCGTCGGCCACTTCGCATACTCCCCTTCTAACTTTTCATGTTCCTCATCACGAGCAACCTTAGCCCTACTACTAAAATCAACACCAACATTTACCTTCTCCTTCTTGTCAACGTAAACTAAGTGTGTCATAATAAAGTATTTCGCACCATTGTTTGATGGCGGCTGTGGTGGTATTCCTTGATGTAAATAATTCCAAGATGGGGGGAAGATGAAC